TGGCTGCCTTCCGCATTATGATCCGTCTGGCTGAGGCTAGTGGAAATTATGATGATGATGATCTCCGTGTTATGAGATGCTGTGCTGAAGATACCGCCTTTCCCCTCACAAATTTCAATGGGGATCTGGTGAGATTCTTTGGCTCTAACCCTTCAGGTCACCCCCTTACAGTGGTGGTGAACAGTTTGGTAAACGCTCTCTACATGAGGTATGCTTATTATAGCGCTCAACCAGGCGCACTCGTTCTCGATTTCAAGGAGAAAGTACATCTGGCTACCTATGGAGACGACAATATTATGGGCATTTGCCCTAGTATTGATTGGTTCCACTTTGGGGTTATCAAAGCTGAAATGGCTAAGATCAATATCACATATACCCTACCAGATAAGAGTACAGACATTATCCCTTTTATGCACATTAATGATGCTACGTTCTTAAAACGCTCTTGGCGTTATGAAGGTGCTATTGGTGATTATGCCGCCCCTTTAGAATTAAGCTCTATCGAGAAGAGTTTAGTGGTGTGGGTTCGATCCCGCTCCATCACAAAAGAGGCTCACATGATAGCGATTTTTAGATCCATCGTGGATGAGGCCTTCCACCACGGTCGCGAGTATTTCGAGAAACTCAGAGCACAAATTATTGAGTGTGTTGAGCTTTACGACTTGGGATTGTATATGCAAGACGAATATGGTGCACACAGGCCTTTTATGACCTGGGGTGAACTCGTCGAGCGGTGGAGGCAGAATAGTGACTTTTAAAGAGTCACTGCCCTGCGGAGGGCAATATAAATACCGCAACATGGGCTCTGGTGTTGAGTCCTAACCAAATGCACCTAGCATACGTAGTTACTTAACCATCTCTAACTGGACGAGACTGTAAGAGAAGGTGAGAGGACGTGTTCTAAAATCAACTAGGGCAGCCCCCGAAACCCTATTCAGGGATAAGTGTAGTTGAGCTTAAAGTCTCCTCCACGATCTCAACGACTGGGTCGTCGTTGTGATTTAAAATATGACCTGCTACTAATACACAAGATATGCCTTCCACAGGCGAAAGTGGAACGGGTGAATCATCTTATACCGGGATGTCTCACACACCCCATCAGACGGCTGATTTCGTTGATGGTAACCAAGGTAATGAAGTGACATTTAATACAAGTCCCGATAGTACCTTTAATGTAGGATCTATAGTTCGTGGACAGCTTGCTGACTTTTTGTCACGACCTGTCATTATTAGTACATTTACTTGGAACCAAGGGGCGTTGTTAAATCAATCCATAAATCCGTGGCATCTTTTCTTTTCTGATGTTCGCATAGCTGCGAAATTGAATCATTATTATTTGCTACGTTGTAATTTAAAGATTAAGGTTGTTATTAATGGCTCTCCATTTTTATATGGTTTAGGTTATATGGGTTATCAACCTCTCAATACTGTCACAAGTGTAGATTTACTTGGCTCTGGTAATAAAGAGTTCTTCCTACAACTATCTCAGTTACCAGGGGCTTATTTTTACCCCCACGCCCAACAGGGTGTAGAGATGACCTTACCATTCTTTTATAATGAGAATTGGTTGGATGCCACTTCAGCGACCGATCTAATACTCATGGGGAAATTACTTTTTGAGTCCCCTGAGGTCTTGCGCCGTGTGGGTGGAACCGGTGGTAGTGTGACCCTACAAGTCTATGCTTGGGCCGAGGATGTACATCTTGCTGGACCCACTACGTCACTGTCTGTTCAATCAGGTGTTGGAGTTTGGGAGATCCAAGCGGATGAGTATGATTCTAAACCTTCCCAGATAGCCTCTGCTATTGCAGAAGCTTCCGGCGCTTTATCTAGAACACCCGTTATTGGCCCGTTGGCTCGCACTACCCGCATGGTGGCAAAGGCTGGAGCCCGTTTCGCGTCAGCTTTAGGTTTCACCAATGTGCCCAATATTAACCCAGTCTCTGCCTACAGGCACCTACCCATGGGCGGTCTGTCTGGTTGTGACATTAGTGTACCCACGGATAAGTTGACAATGGATAGTAAAAATGAATTGTCCATTGATCCTCGAACAGTGGGATTGGGTGCTGATGATGATATGAGCTTCGCTGTGATCGCTCAGAGGGAGAGTTATGTGGATAGTTTCCAGTGGTCAACCTCAGATGGGGTTGATGCCAATTTATGGAATGGGGCAGTTTCTCCACATTATTTGAGGACCACGGCTATCACTGGTGGTGACGCCATCTTCTCTATCCCCGTTGATCACCTTGCGAAATGTTTTAAATATTGGACAGGGGCTATCGTATATAGAATTCGAATTGTGTGCACCCCCTTCCATAGAGGACGTTTGCTAGTAAGCTGGGACCCGCATGGGGGCCAATGGTCCTCTTCAGCCTCTACTATTGTCACTACAATTTATAATAGGGTGATTGACATTTCTGCTGAAACAGATGTAGAGATTGTTATCCCATTTTCTCAACCCGGTGGTTATCTGGAGACAAGGCGAAGTGATGACCTCACTATACCTTACTCTACAACGGCTCCAGTTGCCCATCTCCCGCATATTGATAATGGTGTCTTGAAAATAAGCACCCTCACTAATTTAACGAGTAATGATGAGACCGTCCCCATCGACATTGTTGTCTCTGTTCGTGGTGGGGAAGATTTTGATGTCGCCGACCCCTCCTTCATAAATGGTAGTATTAGCTGGTATCAACCACAGTGTGGATCTAGTGTGTGGGAGGTCCAGTCAGACTTTCTCACAAAAGGGGCTTCAGCTCCAACTGAGGATACTCATGAAGAGTTGATTGCCCCTTTGGGCCCTATCCCATTATCAATTCATCAAGTGTACTTTGGTGAGAAGATTTCATCACTGAGACAACTGTTGAGACGGAGTTCTATTAGTCGAGTGTCAAACTTGGATAATGACTCCACTCCAACCGTTACCTCACTCCACACTAGTCTCTTTAATAGGTACCCCCTAATGCCAGGCTATGACTTGAATGGTATACATACGACTTCTACAGCCGCTGCCTTCAATTTTGTCAATTGGCATTTCCTGTCTTGGTTTTCCCCATGTTATGGAGGTCTGCGTGGGTCAATGAATTGGACTATAAATCTTTCTGCTCGTAATAATATGGGTACATTTAATGTTACTCGCAATAATCTAGCTCCTCGGACTGTGGCCAAGTATCACAAAACTATTGTGGTACCAGCTACACCAACCCATTCTGAGATGGCAAATCTTTTTACGCGTAAGGGCGGTTGGTTAGAAGGATCTTCTGGTATTGCAGTTGTAAACCAGAATAGCCAAACTAGTTTGCAGGTTGCTGCCCCCATGTACTCTAACAGGAGGTTTGTTAATACCAATCCGCTTGCCAATACCCTGGGGACTTCTTATGACCTCACCAACTCTGATTCACTTCAGGTCCAACTCAAGTACACTACACAATCCAGTACAGTAGCCCAATCCTCAACGATGGAATACTATGCTGGTGCTGGGACCGATTTGTCTCTTTTCTGGTTTCTTTATGTACCAGTTAAGTACTATTACTCATCGTATCCAAGTCCCGCATCTTGAGTTAAATTATAAAACTATCTCCGCACGGTGGAATAGTCTAGCAATGCTAGTTAAAGCAGTTAAGCTTCCGTTCACGATCAATGATTGTCTTTTTACCACTGGTAACAGTGGGTTTTCCTTGCTCGTGAAAGAGCATACCAAGCATGAATCGTGAATTTTGTAGGTTTGATTTCTTAATCGGAG